CTATTCGGCGGGCAGCGCGAACAGCTCCGTTTATCGCGTTCAAGCCACTTTGGGGAGGTTTCCTCGGTCAGCGTGTCCCCGAAGTAGCCGGAGCCGTAAAACGCAAAGTCTGTGTATGCCATATCAACGCCTCCTTAGTCTTCCTGCACCTCGGCAGGGGCGTCCGTTTCGGCCTCCGTGGGCTCCTTACGGCGCTTGCCCTCCGCCTTTGCGGGCGCGGGTGCGACAGCAGGGGCGATTTCTACGGCTTCGTAGATGGCCGACCTCTGCATCAGCTCAATGCTGGTTTCATCGGTGGCCGCTACGATGTTGCCCGATTTCAGGTTGCGAAACAGCATAGCGTCCTCCTTACATCAGGCCATAGTGTAGTAGGTGGTGCCGGACGCGAACTCCGTGATGGAGACAGCAGTGTACACACCGTTGGCCTCGGTGTAATACTGAGTACCGGCAGCATAGGTAGCCGCCTTGGTGAACACGCCGGGCTTGAAGATCAGGTCAGGCATGACAACGGTGGTGCCGTAGTGGTAGAACAGCTCGACGCCGTAGGCATTGGAGAGAGGGATCTTCTCGGCAGTATACTGGTCGGCCATGATGGGCTGAGCGACAGCGCCCTCGACCATAAGCAGGTAGTTGCAGCCAGCGGGAAGGTGGACGCAGCTGTACGCGCGGACGCCGTGCCACACAAGGAATTCCTCGGCGGCGGTGTTCACATTCGCGTTGTTGGTCTGTTTGTCGAGGTCGTTACGGATCATGCCGTAATACTTCGGGGACAGAACGAGGTGCATCATGGAGCGGGGCACGCCGTCCACGAAGTCATTCTGGGTGGTTTCGCACTCCTGAATGATGGCTTCCAGCTCGTCAGAGATGGTCTTGTAGGCGGACAGGTTCAGCACAGTGGCCTTACCGGCAGCAGCGGCGAAGAACGCATTGTCCAGCTCGGCAGCCATACGCAGGATGTGGTTTGCGGAACGACGGTCCAGAACGCCGTCAACGCCGTACAGGCGGACGTCCTTCTGTTCCAGCTCCTCGACGATCTCGCGGTCGGTGTCGATGGCGACAGTGACGGGCTTTGCCTTCACGGCGTCGCCCTTGCCTGCGGTACGCGCGGTGCCGTAGTTTTTGGGGGTGGCGTTGACGAAGCGCTTGGCTTCGACAGTGCCGGAAACAGGATCACCGGACAGGTCCATGTTCTTCATGGAGCCGGAGATCAGCGCCTTCTGGACGCCCTCGATGGTCTTACCGTACAGCTCGGTAAGATATTCCTTGCCGTCGCTTTCCAGAAGGATGTTAAGTGCATTGATACGAGGCATAATTCATACTCCTTTGTTTATCAGAAAATTTTGGGCGGGGTGTACTTCTCAGAGCCGGTGCCGGGATCGCCCGTGGGTCCCGTAAAAGCAGGCGCTTTTTCCTTCTGCTTTGCCGCCTTTTCTGCGGCTTCCTTTTCCTCGGCGGTCTGATACAGACCAGCGTCTTTCTGCTTGGCGGCTTTCATAAAGTCGTCAAAGCCGAAAAATGCGCCGTCCTTCCACGTCAGACCGGCGTCCGGAGACATACACTCGGACACAAGAGCCGTGCGGGCAAAGGGAGAAGTGACGCCGTACTCGTCCAGCTTCTTGGTGATCCAGTCCTTCTGATCGCGCTGCGTGATCTCGCGGGCGAATTTCTTCTCCGCGTCCTCAGCCTGCGTCTTGTAGGTCTGGATTTCCTGCTGAATCTGCTGCGGGTCGATGCCCTCAAACTTCTTCAGCGTGGTTTCGGCAGTATCGAGGCGGGTTTTCAGGCCGTCGCGCTCTGCCGTGAGGTCTGCAATGGTCTTGTCCTTGGCAGCCTTCGCGGCCTCAACGTCTTTCCCGTTGAGCGCGAACACCTGCTTGACCTGATCTTCATTCAGCCCCAGTGCGGTCAGTTCTTCGGTTTTCATAGATAACCTCCTGTATAACGGCAATAGCAGATATTTAAGACGTTGCAGCGTCTGGCCGTTTTCGGCATTGTTAGGACCGCCGATAGTCCGATTTTGTACCCCCGCCGGAGTTGCACCGGCGATACTGGAAGGGGCATAGAAAAGCAGAGCCTCGCAGCGCCGAAATGGTGCTGTAAAGCTCTGCTTTGCGATTATTTACTTGCTGCGGGCGGCGGCAATGGATTTCCTCGCGTCCTCTCGCGTCCATTTTGCAATCTGGATGCGGTCGGAGAGACGCTTCAGGCCGTTGTCCTCGCAGAACTGGTTGTAGTCCAAATTCTGCTTTTCCAACAGCTTTGCCGTCCGTGTGTACTGCGCTTCGAGTGTGGCTTTCACTCCTGCGTCCTCCGCTGCCTCAATGGCTGTGCGAAGACCGACCAGCTTTGTTTTTGTGCGCCGGATGCGTGATTCCTTCCCGCGCTGCTTCTGGCTGAGGTCAAAGGCTTTCTTGTTCTCCTCCGCGTCGAACTGCGCGTATGGATTGTGCCGCAGGTCGCCGGGGCCGAAGCTGTGGCGGCAGTTCCAGCCACACAAGCCCTCGCCGGTGCCGTACCCCGTGGATTCCACGAAAAGCGGAAGATCAGGCGTTCGGCCCGTTCGGCTGTAGAATTTTCCCTGCCACCAGAAGTGATTTCCGGGGTTTTGACCGCCGTCGCCGTAACGCGCGCCGAGGTGCGCCGACACAAGCACAATGTCCCAGTCGCGTTCCTCCATACCCTGAACGGCCATGTTGCCGGACGCCTGCGCGACGCCGGTACGAACAGCCCGCAGGACAGCGGTTTCGATGGTGTCAACGTGCCCGGTGGGATAGATGACCTGCGTTTGCGTGTCAACAATGCTGCTGACGGCCTCCTGTACGGCCTGCGTGTACGATGTCGCGCCGGATGCTACCTTGAAATGCGCGGTGTCCAGAGCTTTCAGCAGCTGCTGTTGGCTCGCGTGCGCGGTCGTGCGGGTGAAGTTATGGACGGTGCCCGCCGTGCGCTGGTAGGTGTCCTCAAGCAGCCGGATCATGCTCTCAGCCTGTGCAAGCTCAATGCCCGCAAGCCCATGTTCGATGTAGAAATTGCTGTCATAGGCAAGAGCTTTGATACCGGCGTCCTCGAAGATGCGCTTGATCTCTGCATCCGTTGCCTTTGTCCAGCGCTTGATTTCCTGCTGTACAGCGTCCAGATGGCCGCCTGCGGCCTGATAAACCTCAAGCTGCCATTCATCCGAGGCAGTGAGAAAAACGCCCTCGCCGCGTCCTAACCGTGCCATAACACGCCGGATAAGGTCGCTGGTGATCCACACGTTTAGCTCGTCGATTTGCGGGTACAGGGTTTCGATGATGTCCAGAATCTGCTGGGGGGTCAGCATTTATGCCGCCTCCTATTCTGCGCCGAAAAGCTGGGCTTTCTCGATCTGCGCGGCGTCGGCCTCTGCGGTCATTGCCTTCGCTTCTTCCTCGCTCATGCCTTCAAACTTTACGAAGTACATCCACTTCGGGACCCAGCCCTGCATAACGTAGGCGCGCCACGAGGCTTTGTCCTCCTCGTAGTTGTAGGTCACGTCTCCGAAGTTGAAATTGACCTCATATTCGCCCAGCGGCGCGAGATTGTAAAGCGTGACCAATGCATCAGCACCAGCCAGCGCCTGTGTGATAGCGTCCTTGAGCGCGTCGCGGTCGGTCTTGATCGTCTGGATGGTGTCGCGGTCGTCGGCTTCGACCTGTGTCGCGGTAATCATGCCGGTCTGGCCGTCCAGCACAAACACGCCTTCGGAAAAGCCGCATTTGACACCGGCCATAGACAGGTCGAAGTTGATGTCCTTGATCCGCGCGTCGGTCAACAGCGTCGGCGCGTGCTCGTGGATCGCATTGGTTTCCGTGTCGTTGAGGCCCATACCAAGGCCCTTCACGAAACGCGGCAGCTCGACGTTGCGGTTCTGCGCGTTCTGAATGAGCTGCTGTCCGACGAAAGTAATGTGCTTGCTGTCCTCAATCTCCGTATTCTTGCGGCTGACGGCAATGTCGATGGCCTTCAGCTCCGCAGCAGCGTTGGCAAACACGGAAAGCCCCAGCGGGGACGACGGATCAATGGTGTTTGCGCCGGGAACGCGATAGTAGCCGAACAGCGGCGTTTCAAGGTTGGTAATGGTAACTTCGGGTGCCAGATGCGCCCATGCGTCAACCTTATCAAGCGCCACCTCCTCGCCAAGGGTAACTTCACCCTTCGTGCTGAGCCGGTTTTCAAACGCCTTGTTCGTGATCTTGTAGAGCTTGCCGCCCTCTGCGGTACTGCCCTCGAAGCGGTGGTATTCAAGCCGTGTGAAATGGCGGCTGCCCTGTGCGGTATGCGCCGCGAAGATCGCGCCGACGATTTCACCGTTGTCGTCCTTCGCCGTAATCCCGAAGTTGCCCGGCAGGATGAAGTCCCACGTCTCGCCGTTCCATTTGAGCATAATGCCGCCCAGCCGCTCAGCCTCCGACACACGATCTGGCAAGCGCTTGAGCAGGTCGTCAGCCAGCCCCTGCAAATAGTCGGCACGGGGCGAGCCGGAAATAGCAATGCCAATGTCCAGCGTAACCAGCTTTGCGCGGGTGTCGCTGATGTGTTTTGCCATGTTGATAGTCCCGATTTCATCCTCGGCGTTCAGCCAAGGTGGCTTGCCGGTAGAAATGCGGTCCCAGTTTGTAAGGGCGCTGGACATTTCCGGCGAGGAAATGAGTTCAACGCCAAATGCTTTTGCAATATCGGTCCCGCTATGAATAAAAAGCATTTTGATCCTCCTTAGCAGGCGCGTAAAAAAATTCATTTCGTCACCGCCTTAAACTATCCATTTCAGTTCATTCCGCAGGGCTGTCCGGCAGAAATATCTGAGCTGGTCCATGCTATGGTCGTTTTCTTTGATAACCGCGTCTTCGGCCTTTTCCTCGTCCCACGAATACGTCTCGAATTCCTCGAAGGTGCTTTTGCAGCTCTTGTGAAAGTACAGGCACCCGGCATTTAAGAACTTCGTCACGTCCTGAATGCCGTTCAAAACGTCGTTGTCGGCCTTTACGGCCATGAATTTACCGTATTTTTGTATTGTCTCGATCATGGACGACGCGGACGGGTCAATGATGATGTACTGGATCGGATAGTCCCCGATCAGGTCGCACAGCATCTTGTAATACGCCTCGTTGTCCACACGGTTGTTGCTGCCGCCTTTGTAATACAGCTCCCTAATCATGACGGCCTTTTGCTCCGAGGGGCTATAGTCGTACAGCCCAGCGGCAAACGGGTTGACAGTGCCGTAGTCCACGGACACATAATAGCGATGCCGTGGATTGAGCGCCGGAACCTTCGGGACGATATGCGCCGAGCGGTCGAACATGGGGTAGACAAGGCCCTCGGCCTTTACCCACAAACCGAGGATATAACGCCGGTAGAAAACGCCGGTGTACATCCCCTCATATCTGGCCTTGATTTCAGGCGCAAGGCTCAGATTGTCATCCATTGTGAAGTGCAGATACAGGATGTTCCGCTCTCGCGCTTTCTTGATCCACTCCACATAGAACCAGTGACCGGGGTTTTCGGGGTTGCAGTTGAACCAGAACTTAGAACCAGCCACGCTGCAACGGGCCATAGCCTGTTCGACAAAGGAACGGGGCATAAGGGCCACTTCGTCAAACAGCACGCCCGCAAGCGTGATGCCCTGCACCAGTGTGTAGCTTGATTCGTCCTTGCCGCCGAACATATAGTAGCTGTTGGTCACGCTGCCAGACGTGATAATCAGCTTGTTTTCACTGCGGCGTTCAGTGATTGAAAAGATGCCCTCAAGCCATTGCGGCATGAGGGTTATAACGTTGCGGCGCAGCGATTCAATCGTCTTGCCGCATATAGCGAAGTTCTGACCGTTGAAGCGGCTCATGCTCCACAGGATAAAGCCGTCCGTCATGGAAACGGTCTTGCCGGAACGGATAGAGCCGTCACAGATGATGCCGTCACAGTCCATGAACTGCGGCTTATTCCACCACGTCAGTGTCAGAAGCTGCCGCTTGCTGAAGTTCTGGTAAATCATCCGTGTTCACGTCCTCCTTTGTGGCATTCTGGATAGCTTCAAGCAGATTGTTGTCCTTTGCGCTGCCGCCCAAGCCGGTTTCGCCGGTGATGTCCATATAGAGCTGGATCGCATAGGTGTTGCCCGCCTGCGCCGACCGCATAAGAGCGTCGGCCACAAGCATTTTTTGGGTCAGCACCTCAGACGGGATGCCCAGCTTTTTCAGGCGGTTCTGCTTGCGCTTATCGGTAATCGGGAGGCCGGAATACAGTTCAAGAAGGTCAGCCATCATTTGCCGCTCACGGCGTTTCTCCTGACTGGCTTTACCACCAGCAGAGCGGATAGCGTGAGCCTCTTCTTCGCTGCGTTCGGTCAGAGGAATGAGGTTCTTGTCTTGTGGTCTGCTCACGCTTCACACCTCCTATCTGTGGTTTTTCCTCCTTCGTCACTTCGCTTTCTGATAGCTGTACTTGTAACCGAATTTCTGCTGATTGGCTTTCAGCCACTTAGAAACGGCGTCGTTGTAGTCCTTGCCGCTGAGCTGGGCGCTGTTGACCGCCTTTACAAAGCCGGAAGCGTTAAAATGCGTGCCCTTCGTGAAGGTGTACACGCCCGCATATCGCGCCGTATCGTCGCCGCGTCCGGTTTTGGTGCTGACGGCCACAATGCCGCGCCGGGTGCCGAGGGCGGTATTGATGACGTCCTCTTTACTGAAGGTCGGCCAGCCGTCACGCGGGTGGTTATGGATGGCGATCTCTCTTCCGTTACCGCTCAGGCCGGAAATGCTCCCGGCGTTGCCGTGGCGGTATTTCGTAGCGAAGCCCTGTTCATCCACGACCACGCCGTGTTCTTCCAGCGCGTCACCATGTGCGGCCACAAAGGCGCGTACCATGTCCTCATAGACACGGTTGGAGCCGATTTTGACATTCATGCGCGCGGGAAGGTCTGCGGTGGTTTCGTCCTTGCCGCTGCCGCCACCAGAAGACGGCCAGCCGCCACTAAAACCGATGCCGGAACCGCCGCCGCGCCCGCCGTGCTCCACGGGGAAGGTGATCTCCGTCCATGCGCTGATCCGCTGCTCAAGGGTCTTGCCGTCAATCTCAAAGTGCAAAGCCTCGTCAAGGCTGTTGAAGGATGCAATGATTTTGCCGGTCGTCAGGCTGTACAGCTCAAGCGGATTGCGGAAAAGCACCACCTTGTCGGTCGCATAAACGCCGTTCAGACGCTTGAATTCATGCTTGAATCTGTCAAGCTGCATATTGTCTCACCTCTTTTTGGGTATAAAAATACCGCCAGCGGAAAGCCGCTGACGGTTGAAGTGCTTTGCTTTTTAGATGTCCGGGACTTCGGATTTCTTTTTACCTTTGGCCTTGTCCTGCTGATAGAAGGACTTCGGAAGTTCCTTGCTTGCATTGGGCGGTGTAATAACACGCCCCTTTGCGGGTTTACTGCCGCCCGTTTTCTTTGCGGGGCCGCTGGTCGTCTTTGCCATGTTCTGATAACCTCCTATTTGTCGCGCTTTTTGACGCATTTTTCGAGTAGTGCGGTCGGCTTCAAGTTGTCGATCCTGACAAGTTTGGTCGCGCCCTTGACCGCCTGATCCATATAGACGTGGATGTCAACATAGCGCCCGGTTTGCGGGTCCATGAAGACTGTGCCGCCCTTTTGCTGTTCGGCCATAAATACATGGCCGGACCTGCCGCCTTTCCATTGGACGCGAACGATTGCGCGGGCACCGTCGCCCCAGTTCGCCATTTGATCCGCCATTTTCTGAATGGTGTTTCTGGAAGGAAAGTCAACTGCTTTTGCGCCGTCCATGACTGCAAGCCAGCCGTTTTTGTCGTACATATACGGCAAGCGGTCGGTCCCGTCAAAGATGCGGGGCAATGCCTCAACATCATAGCCGCGCCGCTGCATTTCATAAGCGTAAATGCACCTTTGGCAATTCTGCTGCCACTCGCGGCCCTCTCTGTAATGCGGGTTGGCACCGGCGAGCGCTTCTTCAACGGTTTTCTGCTTTCCGTGAGGCCCTAAAAAGCCGGACCTTGAATAGCTGCCACCTCTACCACCCATTATAGCACATCCTCCTGTGAATTTCCTTCGTCCTGTGTAAACTTTTTACTCACGCGGCGCTTCAAACCGTCCTGAAACGTCAAAATCGGAATGATTTTATCGCCGCTGCATTCAGCCGGAATAGAGCCGTAAAACAGAATTTGCGCGGGCTGCAAGCGCTTCAACATTTCCTTGTAGCCAGCGAGGAACAGCGCGCGGGCGGTTGCGTTCATTTGCGTACCAACGCTTGATACCGCTACAGCACCGCCTACAGGCTCACCGTCAAAGCACCAGTCAAAACTGCTCTCGTCGCTCCATGAGATCGTCGGAATAACGGTGATTCCGTTACCCTGCCAATATGCACCGAGCCAATGCTTGCGATAATGATTCCAGATTTGAACTGCCTTCGGGAAATCGGTGTATGTGCTGAAATCCGGTGTAAAAACGCACTTGAACGCCCTCAACATATCGAGGTATGCGTCCGGATTTGTCCACAGCCGCGTAAATTGGTAGTCGTCAATGAAGAAATGCACGCCCTTGTGCTGCGGGTCCTTGCAGCTTTTCGCATAGTTAAAGCCGATAAAGCTGTCGGCATTGCACACTTCTGGAACAAGGCACGGCGTGTCGAATTTACCCGTACCGCGATAAATCATTTTATTCAGATTTTCATAATTGCGTCCCTGCCGGTAGATCAAAGCGCCGTGCCTCCTATCTGCAAAAATAGAATTCAAGACACAGGCGGTAAGGCCGGAGGCAGAACCGTGTACCGCCTCTCGCGTGTCTTGAATTCCATGCTATAGTTTACTACGAACAGAGCGAACAAAACGAACAAGGTTTATTCACTTGTCTCCTCCAAGTAGCGTTTTACACGCATACGCACGCCGTCGCCGGTGTTGTTGCCGCCGATTGAATAGGCTACCTGCCACCAGCTCAAGCCGTTCACAAAGCGATATGTGAATATCTGCCGGGTCAGGCTGTCCGGAATGCTGGATATGTACCGTTCAAGGCGGTTGCGCTCATAAATGCACTGCTGCTGTTTCGCGGAAATGATCGCTTTCAAGTCCACAATCTCAGCGACACAGCGCGCCAGCGCGTCACCATAACCGGGCGCATGGGGCATACCGTCCAAGTTCTGCGCCTTCGGGGACGATGCCAGCAGTTCCAGTTCGTCCAAGCGGCGCTTGTCCATTTCGATTTCACGGTTGAGGTGGTAGAGTTGCGATAGTTCTTTGATAGTCATGCTGCGGCCTCCTTAGCCTTCTGAATTCTAACCTTCAGGGCTTCCAACAGGCTATCCTGTGCATTGGCTTTGCCGCCCAGAGATTTAATAACGTCTTCATCCGTGCCGCCCAGCACCACCAGATGGTGGACTATGACGGGGTACGGCTGCCCCTGCCGGTGCAGGCGCTTATTGGTCTGCTGGTACAGCTCCAAACTATCGTTCAGGCCGAACCAGATGATGTGATGGCCGCCCTCTTGCAGATTGAGGCCGTAGCCACAGGACGCGGGCTGCATCAAAAGCAGGTCAATATTACCGGCGTTCCAGTCATCTTCCTCCGCTTTGCCCTCGTACACTCTCACCCGTAGGCGTGTAGCTTCCAGCGCCTGCAACAGCCGGTCGCGGTCGTGCTTGAAGTTGTAGCAGACAATCGCGTGCTGCCCGGAAAGCTGCTCCACAGTCTCAAGCAGCGCCTCGATCTTGCAGTCATGCACGGTGATGACGTTCCCGTCCTCGTCGTACACAGCGCCGTTGCAGAGCTGTAGGAGCTTGCCGCGCAGAGTAGCAGCAGAGCCAGCCGTGATGACCGTCTCGTCCACCTGAAGCAGCGTGTCCCGCTCTAAGCGGTCATAAGCCTTCTGTGCTGCGGGGTCCAGCTTGACGGGGATGTCCTCATAGATCAGTTCGGGCAGGTCGAGGTAGTCTTCCGATTTCATGCTGATACAGATGTCGGAGATACGGCGGTAAATTTCGTCCGCTGCGCCCAGCTTCGGCGCATAGCTGAATATCGTCGTGCGGCTGCGCTTGTCCGGCACAAAGTATGCGTCACGGTATGAGGTGATGGTACGGCCCAGCCGCTGCCCACAATCCAGCAGATACACCTGCGCCCACAGGTCCATAAGGCTGCGGGGATTTGGCGTGCCGGTCAGCTCCACAATGCGGTTGATCCGAGAGCGCACCAGCTTCAGCGCCTTGAAGCGCTTTGCCTGATGATTCTTGAAGCTGCTGCTTTCATCAATGACCACCATATCGAACGGCCAGCTGTGCCCGTAATAGCCCACCAGCCATTGCACATTCTCGCGGTTGATAAGATAAACGTCCGCCGTTTGGGCCAGTGCTGCGGTACGCAGCCCCACAGAGCCGAGGACGTGTACCAGCCGGAGGCAGGAGAGGTGGGACCACTTTGCAGCTTCTTTGTCCCACGTGCTTTCAGCTACCTTCTTCGGAGCAATGACAAGCACCTTCCGCACTGCCCAATATTCATACTTCAGCCGCTTGATCGCAGTCAGTGTGATAGCCGTTTTGCCGAGGCCCATGTCCAAGAAAAGCCCCAATGCCGGATCACGAATTATCCGGTCAATGCAATACTGCTGATAGTTATGCGGGCAAAATTCCTTCATCCCTCAGTACCTCCCTGCATCGTGCAAGCACGGCTTCGATCTTCTCCACGCTATCGACCGCCGAGAAAACTTCAAAGCCCAATGCGCGCAACAGCCCTTGCACATAAAGCTGCCGCTTGCGTTCCGTTTTTCCCGGCTTCTTCATCTCTACAAAAATCACCTTTGCACCGGGAAGCAGGATGATCCTGTCAGGAACACCGGAGAAACCGGGGCTTTCAAACTTCAGACACCGGACGCCGTTTCCCAGCTTCTGGACGCCGGTTCTCAGCTTATTTTCGTAATAGGATTCGAGCATTTAGTTCCTCCTGTTACAGTTGGGGATAAAATCCTATAATTCCCCGTGCGTATAGGCGCTATGGCGTATAACACCCGTGCGCCCTTTGTTACGAGTATTCAATAGGAAAAGTATGTAACATTGTAACACCAAGCCGAAAAGCCTTTGAAATACGGGCTTTTCGGGGTTACAGATGGTGTTACAACAGGGGTTACACACAAAATTCCTGTAACGGCACGGGTGTTACAGCTTCAACGCCGTTTCCGCTTGTAACACTCCGTTTGTAACGCCTATTTCGTTACCGGCGACGAACGCGGGCAAAGCCGCGCTGCTGACCGTATGGGCCAAAACGGAGAGGGTTATTATTCCGCTTCCAGCCGTCCATCTTCGCCAGAATGGCGTTGATTTCCCGCGTGTCAGCGGGCTTCATGTCGCGGATATTTCCGTTCAACCGCTCACACCAAATTTCCACGGCGGAAATACGGTCACGGTCCACAAGCTCAAGCTCCTGCCCGTCCGGCGTCCGTGTAGCTCCGCACCAGTAGTCCCGTCGCCTATCAAGCGGCCATTTCGCCCAGTCAACCGGCACTTGCTTTTCGACGAACTCCTCGATCATGCCCTCGCGGACGGACACCTCGCGGTGCTCCTCCTGTTTGATCTTCGCCTCCTGCTCCACGTCACCGGAGAGATACAGCGATTCACCGGCCTGCCAGCGAGCCTTTGCCTCCGCCCACAGTTGGTCGATAACATCGTCGGTCAGGTCGCGCCACACGGTTTTGGCGTGCGGCTGCTCGCCCACGTCCACGGGCCAGAAACGCCGGTTGCCGGTCGTGTCCTGAAGGAAGTCCGTCGTATTGGTTGAACCGAAGAACACGCACTGCCGGGGCAGCTCCGAGACATGACGGCCATACGCCGCGCGGTAGCGGTCGGCACGCAGGGAGAGGAACTGCTTGATGCGGGCGACGTCAGTCTTGCGGAATGCGTCCAGCTCTGACACTTCCACCAGCCACACACCCTGAAGCAGCTCTGATGCGTCCTTGCCCTCAAACGTCCGAATGGAATCATTGAACCAGCCACGGGACATTTTATCCAGCAGGGTACTTTTTCCGATGCCCTGCGGCCCGGCGAGGATGACCATGTTGTCATACTTGTAGCCGGGGATCATAGCGCGGGTAACAGCTGCGGTGAAGCTCTTGCGGCACACAGCGCGGTTGTAGGCGGTGTCCTTCGCGCCCAGATAGTCAATGAACAGCGTGTCCAGCCGAGGCACACCGTCCCATGTCAGACGCTCGATGTACTCGCGGACCTCGTTGAAGGCGTGCTGCGAGGCGTGAATGTCAAGGGCGCTGTCGATGTTGCCGCGTCCGGAGATACCCCAGAAGCGTTCCATGTACCAGTACAGGCCGTTGCTGTCCGTGTCAGACCACAGGCGGCGTTTGCCGTCCTTCTTCCACGGCAGCGGCCCCAGCACCTCACCGCGCCCTGCGAACTGATTGAGCGCGAACTTGCCCTTCAGGAGCGGATCGCCGTCAAGGATGATAAGCACATTGTCAATGGTGCTCTTGATCTTGCCGTCCTGCGTGCGCTGCAACTTTTCAGCCCATGCGGTGTTGTCCTCCGGCGTGGGATCGTTGCCCATGCCCTCGAACTCCCGCATAGCCTGTTCGTGCTGTTCGCGGTTGAGTGTGGCGCATACGGTCTTGTCGGCCAGCGCCAGATCGCACATAGCCTTGTAGGACGGGAGCTTTGCAATGGGCGTTTCCGGCGAAGCATTGTCGTCCTTGTCTCCGAACTTGTGTAGCCGGATCAGATCAAAGGCATTGACCAGCCGCCCACTGCACGGGTCCGTCGCATGGTGGCTGAACAGGAACTTGCCGTCGTCGTAGATGATCGCGCCGCCCGTGGTGGAGCCGCCCAGATAGGTATAACGGTCAGGGTCGTTGTCCACGGCCTCATAGATGCCGGGCAGGTAGGCGTCCATAGCCGCCAGCACGTTATAGGTGCGGCAGAAGGCGCCCACAAGCCCCTGCTTTTCTTCAGGGTCGCCCTGCTTCATAGCCAGCTTCTGATAGCTGGTAGCGCCGGGGACCACCGGCCAGCTCGTCAGATCGTGCCAGTCGGCGTATGTACCCAGAAGGGCGTCTGCGGAGATCAGCGGTGCGTCTACGGCCTTGTAGACGAACTCACTGTCGCAGCAGCAGGAAGGCCAGTACATGAGCCGGACCGTCTCAAAGGTGGTCGGGTCGGCCATGCCGATGCCCACATGAGCGGCCACACGGCGCGCGCACGGCTCGTATTCGTCCGGGGTCATAGTCCGGTCAGTCGGGACGACAACGCGCAGACGCGGGCGCTCAGGCGTGTGCTTGCGGGTGCTGTAAATGCAGTAGCTGAAGCCCAGCTCGTCCATTTTGCCGATGATGGTTTCCGTCTGCCAGCCGGGAACATTATCAAAGTCAAGCGTGATGATGTCGCGCCCGGTCACGCTGTTTGCCTTGCGGCGCTGCCCCAGCAGGGAGCCACCCACAAAGCCGCCAACATCCTTCAGGTCGTCCTGCTGCGACTTCTTCAGATGCAGATAATCTTGCAGGGTTTCAGCTCCACGGACCGGGGTAGACAGCCGTTTATAGAGTTCTTCGACGGTCAGCACCATCTGTTTCCAGACCATATCGCGGCGGTTGTTACCTACGGATATGGTGATTTGTCTGTCATAGTTCATAATCAGGTACTCCTGTCCTCAGGATCACCCCCCCCGTCACCGGGGGAAGGCGTCGCCTCCTTGTGTAGCTCCGCACCGCTCATTCCCGCGCTTCTCCCGTGATCCGGTCAGACAGGCGGACAAGTTTTCCCGCACGGATGCGATCCACCAGAGCGCGGTTGCGGAAAATGACCTTGAGCTGTTCCAGCATGATTTCCACGTCTGCGATCTCCTCGGCCAGCGCCTTGAAGTTATCCGCGCCGCGAAGATTCTTCGACAGCTCCTTGGTCAGCTCGGACATTTCCTCCATAGCCATCACAAGCTGCGATTGCTTGCCGTAGGCCCTGACGGCCTCGGCGTAGGTGTCGCACTGGACGGGTGCCACAATCGCGCTCAGACGCTCCTGAAGCTCCTTGTTCTTGCACTCGCAATAGCAGATTTTGTCCTGTGCCTGCCTGAGTTTGGCTTCAAGCTCGGCCTTCGTCATATCACTCATTTAAACACCCTCCCGGTCTTGACATCTTTGATTTCAATGCGGCTGACAAGCTCAAAGCCGCAGTTACGGATGATGAATTTAAGGACCCTCACGAGGTCGCTCACGCGGCCATCCAGCGCGTTTTCTTCGCGGACGATAGATTTCACGCCCTCATACGCTGTGGGGTCGTAGTAGCCCTCGCTGTTCCTCTTGGGGTAGTTTGCCATACTGACCTCCTAACAATCGACTTCGATCACAGCGGTCGGGAACTTATCGCAGTTGTCCGCAATCTGCCTGAGAAATTCCGCTGTGGATTCCACCGTGCCCCAGCAGTTGCCCGGCTCAAACTGCCGGTAGCGCTTCGGATGCAGACACAGCAGTGACGCGCCCTGCATGAGCACGGGGTACATATCGGCACAGCGCTTGCCGTTCCACTCAGAGGGATAGGAGCCGCACACCTCTTTAATCATGGCGGCGGTGTTGGACGTGTGGTTGATCCAGTCGTCGCCGACGTACACCCACTGATCCGCGCCCTCAAGTTTGGCCTTGAAACTTACGTCGTAGCTCATTGTGTGGCCTCCTTCTCAATCACCGGCCTTGAAGTTGTACACGGGCTTGATAATCTGTAGCACAGTAACGGTGTCGGATGTGCAGCTCAAGATTTCGTCCATAGGCTTGTATGCCTGCGGTGCTTCATCCAGAGTGTTCCGACAAACAGATGTCGTGTAGATGCCGTCCATTGCAGCCCGGTAGTCCTCCATAGGAATTGACGCTCTTGCTTTGGCGCGGCTCATAAGGCGGCCCGCACCGTGCGGTGCCGATTCATTCCAGTCTGAATTTCCAAGGCCCCGACCAATGATACAGCCGTCTTTCATGTTAATGGGTATCAACACGATCTTACCAGCGGCTGCACAGATAGCCCCTTTACGGACCATACCCCACTCGTCGATATAGTTGTGGACCGTTTCAAAGCGGTCATACGGCAACCAGCCCATGCGCTGCATAATAACCTGACTGATCCGGCTACGATTGAACCGGGCAAACCGCTGGCAAATTCGCATATCGTGCAAATAGCGCTCCCGGTCCTCGCCCTCAACATAACAGAGGTCGCGCGGGATTGTGCTTTTGACTTTCAGTCGAGATAGCTTTTCGGAAATTTCGCTTTCCCGGCCTTCGGCTTTCAGACGTTCGATCAAGGCCACCCGCTCACCCTTTGCAGAGTGGAGCGTTTCAACGGCAATGTCCTGATAGATTTCTGCAACCTGCTTGCCTAAGTTCCGGCTGCCGGTGTGGATTATCAGATATTTGTTGCCGTCCTCACCGGTGTCAATTTCGATAAAATGATTGCCGCCGCCCAGCGTACCAACGGAATTGTGCAACCACTCCACGTTATGCAGGCGATCCCGGCAATGCAGGTCGTCGAGAAGGGTAAAATAACCGGCGTTCTGATGGACAGCCATCCCAGAGGGGATGTACTTACGGATCACGTCATCGAGCTTTGCATAGTCAATCTCAATGGGGCCGAGGTTGACGGTCAGCATACCGCACCCAATATCAACACCGACGATATTCGGAATCACCTTGTCGCCTAAATTGGCGGTAAAGCCAATAACACAGCCTGCGCCAGCGTGGACATCAGGCATAATGCGTACTTTGCAATCCTCAAAGGGCTTTTGTGCAAGCAGCAGATCAATTTGAGCTTGTGCCTGTGGCTCAATAGTTTTTGCAAATATTTTCAGGTCTTTCATTGTGTAGCATCCTTCCCAGCGTTCCATGCCGCGACGTCAACGCCGATCTCTTGCAGCTTACGGTCCGCAAGCCACGCGTCGTCGTCAGGCATTTCGTAGTAGTTGACCAAATCATCGTGGATGACCGTAAACTGTTCCCATGCGCGCCGGAGCCGCTTTTTCCCGAAGCCGAGGTGTTTGTGCAGGAAATAAAGGATCATGGCGTCAACGTTGTTCAGATATTTGCGGTCGGCCTCCACGATTTGCCGGTTGATTTCAATGTTCATGGCGCGCCGCTCTTTGGCGGTCAGATCAGCGCCGTAGATCGTGCCCTTGTATTGCTTAACTCTCATGGCGTCCGACCTCGGCGGGCGCAAACACATCCGGGTTATCCACAATAACCGAATGGAGCGCGTTCGCCAGCTCGTCCACGCGCTTTTCGTCGTGGTCGCGGTAGCCGAGGCCGAAATAGATTGCATGGACCATTTCATGGATGAAATCAGCTTCCATTTTGGCCGTGGCCTGCGGGCTGACGCGGATAATCAGGTCGCCGTAGAGGATTTCCGCCGATACGTTGTTGATACCGAGATCCATTTTGTTGGTGATCTCGACGGTGTAGGTCTTGCCGCCGATCTTGATCTTTTCAGGAATCTTCATCGAAGTCACCTCGTTCTGTGGTTTTTCGATTGATCCGCGCCGCAGTTTTTCGGTATTTCTGCGGCAGCGGAAAAATCGTTATAAGGGTTTCGCCGTGGAAGATATAGACATTGTTGCAGTAGATACGGACATTGTTTGCCGTCTCGTGCTTCCAGTACAGCGCCGATATGTACCGGTTCAGGCTGCCGCTGGTGTCGCTGTGCCGGATGCCGTACCGCAGCGCATTTTCAGCGTTCTTGTGGGAGAGCTTCTTTGGCAGGCCGAGACGTTCCTTTGTTCTTCGCGCTGCGTGGTTGGTAACGCGGGTCATTTCCGCAAGAGGGCCACAAAGGCAGCGATAACGCCGATCAATGCGACCACTGCGACGCTGATCCAGAGCGGAGACAGCACCCACCACCACGACCAAGCAATAACGTGTGTCAGCTTGAGCGTGATAAACACGATGGTCAGCAGGCCGACGAAGCCGATTCCGCCGCCACCGCTGCTTTTCTCATTCATATATTTCATTCCTCCTCGCAAATGCGGATCAGGTTGTGAATGCCTCTCTGTGTGTAGCCGAGGATTTTACCGGTGCCTGCCCAGAACTGAACCAGCGCGTCGTCGGATTTACGGCGGCAGTGGAAATGGCCTGTGGCGTCGTTCTTCAGGACATATTCGATGTTGTGGGCTTCAAGCTGCCGGATCGCGTACTCGATGCGGTCGGGATTCTTTGCTACCCGCTCCCTGTGATTCTGCCGGGCGTGCTCCTTGAGAGCATCCCAGCATTCATCCCTCGCCATGCGGATCACCTCCCAAGTCGAAGTGCTCAAAGGTGGCGACGCTTGTCATAGTCAGGAACAGGTCCGCGAAGAACTGAACGGCGGAATCGCGGTCAATGTTGTTGCGGTCGGCGGCTTCGAGGATTCCACGAATGGTCACGTTCGCCACACGAGCCATTTCGGAAGTCCACGCTTCCGCCTCTTTTGCGGTCAGTGCATTCATCTTGACGCCTCCTTTAAGCAGGTAGGGCAGACCTGCCGCCCTTCCGGGATTTCAGCGCCGCAGGAAATGCAGGTGTTGACAGGCGGGACCTTCGGCGTCTCCGTGGCGATCTCGCCAGCGCAGGCGGCGTAACCGGCCAAGTCAACAAAGCTGTCACCCTTGACGCCGGTCTTGATGCGGGCCACCTTCAGGAGCGCCAGCATCATAGCAACGTCCTTCGCGCTGTAGCGCATTCCGGTGTACGCCTCCCACAGCTTTCCGATAAGGGCGAAGTTGTTTTCGGGTCTTCCGTATTCACGTTCGCGCTCTCCGCAGACACATTTACGCGCCTGCTCCAGAATTTCAGCTCGTTTCATGGTCAGCCTCCTTCGGCAGAATATCGTCAAAGCAAACGGGAACGATCTGCTGCAACTCACGCAGCAGTGGTGTAGCTATCTCCCGTATCTGCGGATGCGCGCCCGGGGCGGTACGGAGCCGTAGGAAGTGACGCCACTCGCGGATATTGGCTGTCATAACGACCTCCGTTTTGAGACTGTTCGGGAGCACTGCGCGGGCCTCCTGCGGGGACAGGCCCCAATTCAGAAGGTTGAAATAGGCCGTTTCAGCGCGGCGGCAAGCCTCTTTCCACTCGTCATAAGCGAAGGTGTCCTTGTTCAGGTAGCACGGCTCAATGACCGTGATCTCGCTGCCGAACTGATCCTTGCTATAGTTGCAGTAGCGGGTGCTCTCCTGACAATAAGAGGCCATCCGGTGTCTGACAATCTCATGGCTGACGCCACGGTCACAAATGAATTTCACGGTAAAGCTGCAATGCTCTAAGACGGCCTCATGGCCGCGCTTGATGATACCGGCAACGAACTTAGGGGCGCTGTCGTCTGTGATCTTGCCCTCGGATTTGTAGCAGACGCGCCCGCACTCCTCAAGGCGCTTCAGGATTACGCTGCCGTCAATGGGCGTGATGAACTCGAAGCCGGGCTTAATAATCTTCATCGTCGTCCTCCGTTTCATCGTCCCCGGTCGCAGCCTCATACTGGTCGTATGTAATGGCCCGGACGCACTCGACGGGAACGCCGAGCAGGTCAGCAGTGCTCTTGCGCTGGGCGTAAAGGAACCCCTCACACTGAACCGAATTGTTGATGATGCCCACAAGCTGGTCGGCGGCTTTCGCGTGCTTCAGCGCAACGCTTGTGTAGCCGACGCTCCCAGCGCCGCCGAACACTTCGGCGTCCTTGACCTCAAAATGGCAGGTCAACGTAATGTCAACCAGACCGATGTTAGCGTTTTGCATAGGATTTCCCTCCGTTATTGATGTGTTCTTCATAGCTGTAGCGGATGCAGTAAAGCGCCACATAGAGGATGACAAGCAGATAACCGGCATACAGGAACAGCCAGTACCACGAATAGAACATGGACAGGACCACTGGGACGGCCAGAGTGCCGATTACTGCACCGGCGATAAAAAGGATCAGAGCCACCACAGCGGCGGTTTTAATCAGCTTTTCGCATTTCATAATGAGTTGCCTCCGTAGATTTTGTGTTATTGTATTTTGGGTGGCCCCACGACCGGGGGCCGGATTTCAAAGGGAAATCAGATTAAACAGAAGCCGAACGCCACCCCGTAGGAGAGGGACGCGTTGTTGCCGTTGCTGTAACCGTTGTTGTTCACATTGGCGAAAGACGACGAGCCGGACGCCTCAGGCGACCGCAGCCACCACCACCATGTTCCATTGTCGCTGCACTCCTTCACGCGGTCCTTCTCGCGGAGGAAGCACAGGAGTTGCGTGTCCTCCGGCTCACGATCCGACCAGCGGCCCTTGCCGAACACCTGCGTCTTGGAGAGCAGGAACAGCTTGTCTTCGGTTTCCACGCGCTCACCGTCCACGATCTGGACGATTTTCGTCGGCGCAATGAGCGCCTGAAGCTCGTCCGGCAGAAGGGCGAACATGGTGTTGTTGAGCCACGCCCGCATATCACAGGCGGCCCACGCGCCCTTGTTGGTGGGGCGCTTGTTCATGCAGTGCTCGTCAGCGAGGCAGTCTTCGAGGACGAAGAACCACTTGCCCTTCTTGTCCTGTGTAGCTCTCACGGCCACTTCCTCGCCGTTCTTGAGGTTGAAAACGATCAGGTCGCCCTGCGCAATGGTGCCGTTATCGACCGCCGCCTTCAGCGCGGCCCATGTGGTTTCGTTGGTAGTAGAAGTCTTGATAAACATAAAAGGTTGCCTCCTTAATCTTTTTTGAAAAATGCTCCGACCCAGCCGTCAGCGCCGAGGGGCAGGCCCTCCGCCCACGGGATCGGGGTTGACATGATCTTGACCACCTTGTCAAGCATGGCGTCGTTGGTGTCGAATGCGGCGGTGTCGATGACCACCTCGTCGTGGATGTGGAAAACCACAGGCAGCCCAGCGGCTTCAAGATGTTCGATGGCCTGCGCCAGACAGTCGCGGGCAATGGCCTGTACGACATTCTCCACAAGCTTCCCGCCGTAGGTTTCGATGCGGCCCCACTTGTTTTTATCGTTCACGCCCATATAGGTGATGGACGGGCCGCCCCAGCGGTTTTCACCGACAGAGGGTTCGACGTAGTAGAGCTTGCGACCGGACGGAAGCGAGATGGTCATGCAGGTCGTACCACGGATGCAGTCACATTCCCGCGCGAAGGTGCAGCAGCGAACACGGAGAGAGCCGCCATTCTGAATGACACGGATCGCCGCGTCATTGAAGCTGTACCAAAGGTTGCGGATTTTGGGGTTTGTGTTGCGCCATTTGTCCACGATGTCTTTGATTTCTTCGTCGGGCAGGTCGGCAAGCAGTTTGCCGGTGTCCATCTGCCGCATGGCAGGGACGCCGCCCTGATAGCCGAGGGCCAATTCTGCGACCTTGCCGCGCTGCCGGAGGGAATATTCGGGGTTGCCCTTTTTGATCCGTTCCAGCGGGACGCCGAACATCTGAGAGGCAGACGCTTCATAGATTTTGCCGTGTGTGCGGAAAACCTCAAGCCGCCATTCCTCGTCGGCCAGCCACGATATGACACGGGCTTCGATGGCGGAGAAATCGGCGTCAATCAGGATGTTTCCGGGGGCAGCCACAAACGCGGTGCGGATAAGCTGTGACAGCGTATCATTCGGAGAGCCGTAGACTGTCCGCAGCGCGTCGAGCTTGCGGCCTTTGACCAGCTCACGGGCAAACTCCAACGGCTCCGTGTAGGTGCGGGGCAGATTCTGGACCTGCACCAGACGTCCGGCCCAGCGCCCCGTCCGGTTCGCGCCGTAGAACTGAAGCAGCCCACGGACACGCCCGTCGTCGCACACAGCGGCCTCGATGGCGTCGTATTTCTTGGTGCTGGTCTTACCCAGCTCCTGCCGGATTTCCAGCATCCGCTGAACGTGGTCGGCGTTGTCACGGCCCAGCAGCTCTTTGATCGTCTCCTTGCGGAGGGTGGTAATATCGTCGCCGGTTTCGGCGGACAGCCAGCGGGCAAGCTGCTTGACGCTGTTGGGGTTTTGCAGTCCGGAAAGCTGGACGGCCTCGTCGGTGAGCTGCGCGCGGATGGTTTCGCCCAGCTCTAACGCACCTTCGCAGAAGTCCATATCGACCGCCACGCCGCGCGCGTTGATAAGCAGGTCGGTTTCCCACTGCTTCTGAACGAAATCCGGCACGGGAAACACGGACAGGCGGCGTTCGATCTCCATTTCCGCCACAACGTCTTGGCCGTTGTAGGTCTTGAATAGCTCCCATTTTTCGGGGTCGTGATGCGGGTAGTTTCGGGTCCTACCGCCGTTCGCCTTCGTGGGCTTGCAGGGCACACAGAAATAGCGGATCAGAGCCTTGCCGGTAGTCAGCTTTTGTTTGTCCTCCGGAATGCCCAGCGCCCGGCCTGTCGCATCCAGACCTGCGGTGTAACCGGCATACAGGCCATGCAGCATTGTGTCGCGCCACTGTGCGGGCGGGAGCTGCGCGCCCATGTACTTACTGAGGCAGTACCATTCAAAGGCCGCGTTGTAGGCGTGCTTCAGGCACTGCGGGTCTGTCAGGGCGTGGATAACTTCCATCGGGATTTCTTCGCCCTGTGCCATATCAATGACCTGAGTGGGCGCACCGTCGAAGCTGTACGCAAAAAGCAGAATCTCAAAGGCGGGGCTTTGCACATAGCGGTAAAGACCAGCCTTTTTCAGATTCACGTCCGAGTACGTTTCGAGGTCGATACTGAGGTGGATCACGTCGCACCTCCTTATCGCTGGAAGGCTTCAGAGCTGGAATAAAGGCTGAGAACATTCTTGGTGTTGACACCGCGCTCCTGAAGCTCCTCGATCATGGACTTGAACAGCGGGGTTGACTGCACATACTCGACCAGCTCCGCGTCGCTCAAGCTGGTTACGTTCTTGAGGGACTGCTTGCGGTCATCGGCATTGAAGGGCGTCCAGACCGTATCAGAGAAGGTCGCGTGCTCGATGTCAGCCACGAGGATGGAAAGCGTCCGAGCGGGTTTCTGGACGAGCATACGCACCGTATTCAGCAGGTGCGGCGTCTCCATGTTGCCCACAGGGACGGCCTCGCCAACGCCGGTGATCCAAACGCCAGAATAGTCAAAACGGGTTTTCATATTTGCCTCCTTTGTGTCCTTGCCGGGCAGGCGGTCACTGTGTAGCCGCCTGCCCAGCGCTGTGGTTTACATGGGCTGACCGGTGATGGGGTTGATCTGGCCGGGAGTGTAACCGGCCTGCGGCTGAACGCCGCCAGCGGGATAACCGCCGTAGCTGGGGACAGGCGTTGCGGGCATGGCCGCGCCATACTGGCCGGTAGCGTAGCCCTGTGCGGGGGTCGTCTGCGCGCCGCCAACACCGGCGAACTCAGCGGCGGTAACAACGGAGTTGCTGAGCGGTTCGCCGTCGCGGGTCTTCATCACGGCACGCAGGCCGCAGCCGACGCCGCGCTTGCCAGCGGAGTTGTAGGCATAGAAGTTGATGGACACGCGGGCGTACATACCGCTGTAGATGTCCGTGGGGGCCAGTTCGCAGTTCACGTTATCCGCGCCGCAGACATAGGGCTTGTTCTTACTGGATGCGGTCACGACCCAGCAGCCACGGCATTCCTCGCCAAAAGGCTCACCGGAGGGGCGCACACCGTCGCCGTCATGCACGACGGATTCGATACGGGCGGGGCGGACGCCGTTCCACTTGGCGTTGACGCCGACCTCGGCGGCGGCGTTCATAGCCGCGTCAAGCTCCTGCTTGATATTCGGGTTGGACTTGGGGATCAACAACGTTACGCTGAACTTCGGGTCGCCCACGCCGTTCTGCGGCGCACGAGCGGTCACGAGGTTGCAGTAGGACAGGCGGCATTCGGGGGTGAGAACTCTTTTCGGGTCATTCTGATACATGGTTTAATTCCTCCATAAAATTCATTCAGTTCAATATGTTCAGTCCTGCATCCGCAGGTGGGATCAAAGGTTTTTGTAGATCGCGTTGAAGGCGTTTCGGGTTACGGATTTGAGCGCATTCCGATTCAGGCGGGGCGCTTCCAGCAGCTCCATAATGGCGGTGAAGGATTCGCAGGCGTCGCGGCACATATCCAGATAACCGTCCGCGTTGCCCTCATAATCCTTGACCAGCTCCTGCTGCTCTTGGATTTCCTCCTTCAGCTCTGCGACGCATTCCCGGAAGCAGCGGGCGACGTCATCTCCGAGCTTTTCGCGCAGCAGCCGTTCAAGGAACACGTCCTTGTCCTCGAAAATGACCTCCATGCTGCCATCATTGAGATATACCGTTTCAGCCATCGGACGCACCCGCAAACTCAGCAGCACCAACGCAATAGGCTTCGCGGCGGTCGCTTGCCAGCGCAAGTGTAGGTTTGCCCTTCGGCTTTGTGACACACTCGGAAAGCAGCTCCGCGAAGGTCTTTTTGCCGAGCATCTTTTCCAGCTCTGAGAGGGTCTTCGGCTTGCGGTCGTAAATCAGCGCCTCGTCATACCCGGCGTCAACCAGCTTCTGGACAGCGGTGTCAACATCTGTGAAGGTGCGGTTGCTGCGGCCCTCCACCAGCTTCCAGCCGGGGATTTCGCCGCCGTCAAGCATTGCGCCGGTGGCGTAGTCCTGAAGGTCCTTGTACCACTGCACCAGACCTTCGGCCTGAATCAGCAGGTCGCCGACTTCGGCATCCGACAGGCACGGACTTTTTCCGATCTCACGGCTACCGTTCGCGGGGGTGAGATTCTTGAAATCCTCAAAGCTGGTAAAGAACGCGGCTCTTGCGGCGCATTGCGCCTTGCCCTTGCAGAATCGGCAGTGCTCGCCGGGGCAGAAAGTTCCGGGACCGTCATAGGCTTCCTGTGCAAGGGGTTTGATGCTCTCGCCCCATGCAAGCAGATCGTCCACACTGAGCGCGTCCTCGCTGGCCTCCTGTGACAACCGGGGCTGACAGATACCCATTGATACCCGCTTGATTTGATCGCCATAAATAGGCCCGTAGAGCCTCAGAGCGCCCAGCGCGTACAGCCGCATTTGCGGGTTGCTTTCGGCCGATACGGGTACGCCCTTGCCGTGCTTGTAGTCGGTGATATGCAGCGTGTCGCCGCCGATCATGATACAGTCGCAGGTGCCGAAACCGTCCGGGACATAGGCCGTGAGATCGACCTTGACCTCCATTGCCACATGGGGTGGCGTGGCGTACTGCATGGCCTTCTCTGTTAGGTAGTCCACATACGCTTCGGCGGTCCGCAGCATCTCGTCAGAGTACAGCGGGCGGGCTTGCAGCTTCTTCAGCTCAGAGTTGAATTTGCGGGTGGACAGGACAGTGAATTTCTTGCGGGCATACAGCTCGCAGATGGCGTGTGCCAGAGTACCTTCCTCCGCATAGGAGCTTGTCCCGTCAGGAAAACTCTCCTCGAAATGCGGTGCCGCCGTACAAACCAGCCAGCGGTGGGCGCTGGATGCGCTCAGAAGGGCGTGTTGTCTGGGGGTAGGCATTGTCCCACCTCCCGTTAAAGCTGCGCTCCGAGGGCTTTCAGCTCAGCACCAAAGGCGCTGTATGCCTCCTTCGGCAGCTGCGTTACGGCCTGTACACCGAACTTGCCCAGCAGAGCGAGGAGCTGCGGCATCTTGCCTGCGTCGATCAGCGCCGCACCCGCGCGGCTCAGCGCCTCCACGGTGTAGCTCTCAACCGGAGCGGCGGGCGGCGCAATCGGGGCAGCAGTCGTCGGTGCAGTCGGCTGAACAGGGGTGGGTGCAACAGTGCCGGTAGTTGGCGCAGGCTGAACAGATGTCGTAGGGTTTACGGCGTGGGCAGCGGGAGCGGCAGGGAAATCAACGTTGACAACGCCTGCGTTGTCGATGTGGTGGTTGTTCCCTCCATGCTGATGGCAGACGAATTCGGGCTGCTTGCCGATGGCACCGGCCAGCGCGTTCAGCGCTTCCGGTAATCCGGGGATTTCGATGGTCATTTTGATCTCAAACATGATTTGCCTCCTAAATGTTCTTCAGATCGTCGATGATTTGTTGCCAGCTTTCGGAAACGTTCGTGACGTGCCTTGAGTATTGACTTGAGTAGTAGCCTTGCTGCCAGAGCTTCGCAGCGCCGCCCTCGCCGCAGTTATAGGCCATGAGGGCTTTGTGCTGGTCGCCGTACTTGTCCAGCAGCTCACCGATCAGGAGGACACCGGCAACAATGTTGCCCTCATAGTCGGTGGGTTCGATCCCAAGTCCGCGCAGGCGATCATAGTTAATCGGGTGAACTTGCATCAGGCCCCAGCAGGTGCCGTTGTCTGCGTCGAGGTTGAAGCTGCTTTCGCATTCCGCGATTGCCAGCGCCAGTGCATAGGGAACGCCGTAGTCCTCACACGCTTGCTGCATTACCTCCTGAAGCTCGTAGCTCAGCGGAATGTCGTCGCTGTGTAGGAATCCCTGCCCTTCTGTCTCCTGCGGTACGGTTTCCGGCTCTGTGACCGGCTCGTCCGGTGTGGAGGCGGTAGGGACTTCGGTTTCCGGCACGGACATTTCAGCCGTGGGAGCGGGTGCGGTTTCCTCCGGTGCGGGCGCTGCGCCTGACGCGCAGTTGACGGCAAGGATCGTGATTACGACCGCCTCCAACACTGCCAGCACAAAGAGGCCAAGAGCGATACGGCGCAGCCTATTGAACTGCTGGTGCTGCCGTCTGCGTGTCGTCGTCATCATAGAACTTGCCTTCCTCTCTGCATTTCTGTAGCCACGCTTCGTAGCGGCGCAAATTCTCCGGATCGGAGTAAAACCGCTCAATGCCCGCAAGCAGCGTCCGGCAGAGAATATCCATTTGTACGCGCGGAATCTGCGTGCAGTCGATTTTGACGTTGGCCATGATGCTTTCCTCGTTTCTTACTGATTAACTGTGGGTTCGCTTGCCTGCCGCTGCTCAAGGCGTTCAAGCGCATCAATGATGCGCTGCTGGGTCGTGGCGTTGCCCTTCTTGTTGTGGAGAACAGCGGACAGGTACGAGTTCGTCAGCCCTGCTTCATCGGCAAGCTGCTTGCCCGTAATTGCCGCCATGTGCATACGCCCGACCACTTCAGCGGTCCAGTCGAAATTCAAATTTTCACCTCCAAGTTCAAATATTTTTGCAAAAGGAGTTGAAATATTTGTACTGTTGTGGTATCATAGAAAAGGTGTGTATCTGATACCCTTTCGACGGCTTCCTCCGTGCCAGCGGAGGGGGCTTGCTATGCTATAGCCGTAGTTCGTTCAAATATTTGCTCCACGCTTTACATTATAGAGCAATCATTTGAACTTGTCAAGGGGGTTGGAGCAAATATTTGAATTTTCCTCGGAGGCAATATGTTTTACGATGTGTTCAAAAAGCTCTGTGATGATCGGGGCATCAATCCGACGCGCGCAAGTGTAGAGATCGGCTTCAGCCGTGGCAGCGTGTCTTACTGGAAGAAGCGCTATTTGGATGGCTTCGACGCAAAGCCTGATTCTTACACCGCTGAAAAGATTGCGGACTATTTTGACGTTTCAGTGGATTACCTGCTGGGAAGAACGGACGATCCGATTGACTACGACAAAAACGGGGACGCACTTGCAGAAATCCCGCTCACCTATGTTGAGGCGGCGAACGGTGATATGAAGAAAGCTCGGCAGATGATGCTTGCCGTCGATGCCGACGCATTGCGAGAGCGCGACGCCGTGCCAGAGGTGTATCGTCAGTATCTAAAACTGGACGAAATCGACCGCGCGAAGGTTGAAGCATATATCACCGGTCTGCTGTCGTCCGATAAGTACCAGACGGTCGCTAAAGCAAAGAATGCCTGATACGGCGTGAGGGAAAGATCCTCTACGTCGATTTCAAACGCTTTATGGGGTGAAGGGAGGTCGTGGTCATGGATGGACACGATTACGAATATCTGGTCGCAAAGTACCTTCGCGGGCACGGCTACACCGGCGTTAAGGTGACAAAGGGATCAGGTGATTTTGGCGTCGATGTTACGGCCCACAAGGCCGGGCACAAATACGCCGTACAGTGCAAATATTACTCAAGCCCTGTGAGCCTCGGCGCGATACAGGAAGCGGTAGCCGGAAAAGCGCTCTACAACTGCGACCATGCAATGGTTGTCACCAACAGCACATTCACAAGAGCCGCACGCGAGTTGGCAAATGCGAATAACGTTCTTTTGCTGGAAAACGTCCGCAGCGCAGGAGCCTTCCGTTTCTCACAGTTGCCGAAGGGCGTGAGAATTTTTCTGCTCGGCACGTACCTGTTCGCGGCGTCCGCTCTCTTTGTTGCCATGCTGGACATAAACAAAGAGCAACCATTCTGGACGGCGGTGTATAACGTGGTGACAACGATGACGTTCATGTTATTCCCACTGTGGATAGGCCCTGCAATTCGCGGCGTCAAAAAGTTGTTTCAGCTGATTTTCATTAAAGGCAAAATTAGAAAAGTTGAATCGACGCTCGATCAAATGACAGTTTCCGCACAATCAGCACAGCCCAAAATTAACGCTTCCGCATTACAGCCATTTCTGCCTATTGAAATTCGTGATAATCGAGACGAATTCGCAAACAACCTGTCCGAATTGTCAGTGCTTACAACGTCCGCAATTCAGCGCAAATGTAAATGCGGAAACAACTGTGCGTATGCAGTTCTTCAAAGCCTACAGGTCTACGGAATGATTCGAGAGATTCGGCAATTCACATACGAATGGACAGAAAAAGCCCTCCTGCTGGGCGCAGAAGGGCGTAACGGGTAACAGATATGTCGATAGATATTAAATGGCAAGTGCCAATGGCAAGGCCGGAAGTCAGCGAACTGGCCGTCGTATATGCCCGGTATTCAAGCCACAGTCAAGGTGAACAGTCCATCGAAGGGCAGCTCTCCAACGCAAGGGACTACGCCGCCGCACACGGCTACACCATCGTGCATGAATACGTTGACAGAGCAAAGAGCGGTCGGACGGATAACCGTGCCGAGTTCCAGCAGATGCTGAAGGACACGGCCAAGCGGCAGTTTTCGGTTATCATCCTCTGGAAGGTTGACCGCTTCGGGCGTAACCGTGAGGAGATCGCCATAAACAAGATGAAGTGCCGCAAGAACGGCGTGCGCGTCGAGTATGTGGCGGAAACCATCCCGGACAGTCCGGAGGGCGTAATCCTCGAAAGCGTGCTGGAAGGCTTTGCAGAGTATTACAGCCTACAGCTTTCGCAGAACATCCGCCGTGGCCGTGCTGAGAGCGCCGAGAAGTGCCAGTCGTTGGGCGGAAACCGCCCGCTGGGGTACAAGACCGGACCGGACAAAAAGTTCGTCATAGACGAAAATACCGCGCCCACAGTGAAGATGATCTTCACCATGTACGCGGATGGCAAGACAGTTACGGAAATCGTTGACAAGCTGAATGAAATGGGCCTGCGGACGTTGCGCGGCGGACCCTTCACCAAGAACAGCTTGCATTCGATTCTGAAGAACAAGAAGTACATTGGCATTTACGAATACCAAGGCTGCGAGATCAAGGACGGCGTGCCCCGGATTATCGAGGACGATGTGTTTAACAAAGTGCAGGAAATGCTGAAGATCAACAAGCGAGCACCGGCGAAAACATGGTCGCGTGCCGACTACATTCTCACGGACAAGCTGTTCTGCGGCAAGTGCGGTGCTCTGATGTTCGGAGAGAGCGGCACCAGTAAAACCGGTGCCAAGCATAATTACTACATCTGCTCCAACAAGAAGCGCTTCCGCTCCTGCGACAAGAAGGCCGTGCGGCAGGCCGACATTGAGGACACCGTGCTCAATGCGACCCACGAGCTGCTGCAAGACGACGAGCTACTGGACTACATCGTTGACCGCACATGGGAGTATTACCTTGCACAGGACAACAGTCAAGAGGAGCTGCGTAACCTTCAGCGGCAGCTTGCACAGACTGACACCGCCATATCAAACCTCATTCGGGCCATTGAGGCCGGAATACTGACCGAGGAAACCAAGAAACGCATGGACGAGCTGACGCAGCAGAAAGCTGATCTGAAGGCGTCCATTGCCGACAGGGAAATAGCCCGTGGTTTCCACCTGAAAAAATCTCATATCGCGTATTATCTCCGCAGCCTGCGCGATGCTGACTGGTCGGACAAAGAGGCACAAAAGCGCCTGATCCAGACCTTTGTGAACGCAGTATTCGTCTATGACGACCACATAACGTTGACGTACAACTTCAGCGGAGATAAAAGCACCGTCACACTGCGTGATATGCAGCGTTTTGAAGACGGGGAGGAGTTCGGATGCCGTGCGTCTCGCTCCACCAATGCAAGATAATCCGAACCTTAGACCAATCGGTCATGGGTTCGGATTTATTGTTTTTATCAAGGACATTGAAGTTTAGTTTCGGGATAGAATAACATCAAATTCAGGAGGATATACCCATGAAAAAGCCCATAAGCTGTGCGTTCAATATGGATACCGCCTGTGTGGAGCTTCGCTTCACGGACGGGAGCATTTGCTCCATCGACTGCACCGCCGTGGAGAATGAAGTGGCGGACAACCGCTTCCAGCGGTCAGAGCTGGACTATCTCATCTGCAACGACCCGCTGGCCTATGCAGACCTCGTTCTGAATGGCGACGTTGAGGCGTATCTGAACGCTGTCACAGAATACCAGACCTACGAAAAATGAATATGAAAAGGGAGTGCGCCGAGCGCACTCCCTTACTTTTTCATGCCGTCTTTCTGTCTTGTTCTCTTGTGTCTTCAGCGTCTTTCTTCTCGTTCCACGCCGCCAGTTCTGCCTGCCCTTCGTCACTTTCGTAGTACGCCTGGATCATGGGCAGCAGGCAGCGGGCGATGCGTTCAATGGCGTAATCGGGAATCTCCATGCCACTGTTTTTCTGACCGCTGAATGTTGACATCGGTTCGCTTCTTCTCCTTTCCGAGCATGATCGCTCTCTTTTGAAATGAAAAGCAGACACGCTGTCAAGCAAGGCTTGCGGTGTCTGCATGGTGTACTGTGTCTGAAATTGTGCTTTTATTATAGCAGCGGCGAGGCTGCACGTCAATACCACGGGAATGGAGCGGCTGACAGCGTAATTTTGGCAGCGGCTACCAAAATTGTTCTGTGGCTTGCAAATTGGCAAGGGCGGTAGCGCAGCAGCCGCCAGCCGTCAATGGTCAAGATGAACGCTTCGCGCCATTGACAGCCGCCGCCCGTTTCGCTTTTCGGCAGACAAGGCGGGTAGGCACAGCTTGTGCCTGCCCGCCGGAACCAATTTTATATCCTCGTTCAGGTTAAGTTTACCACTTGCCCTTTTTCAGCCTTCCGCCAATTAGAATACCGGCAAAAAGAATGACGGCAGTCAATGCGGAAATCCAGATTGGCGAAAGCACCCATATCCAGTGCCACTTAATCACGCCTGACAGCTTCAGAACAATGAATACAATCGTCAGGATGGATACGATGCCAAGCCCGCCTTGCTTTGTTTTTGTGTTCATAACAGTCCTCCTGAGAATGAAGTTTGACGTTCTTTAACTCCAACGGTCACCTAACTTGACAGCCGCCCCACTCCACTGCCGTGAAGCCGGTGCGCACCGGGGCGGTGAGATTCTGAGCGGAAATATCCACGGCGCTCTCAAGCGGCTTCCACGCCATAAATACCCGCAGCAGCGTATCGGGTGCTGGCTCAATGGATACCTGCGCCGATTGCGTATAGCTGTCGGACTGAAATGCAATGAGATTGTAAGGATTCTCTTTCATTAGCGGCAGCCAGTAAACGATAAACTCATTTGCTTCCTTCCGGGTAAGTCCCAGCTGGTTCAAGGTGTTCTCCAGAAAAGCGGCGGTGTCGCTTCCGGCTACACAGAAGCCCTCGGAAAAATCATAAGCAGCGCTGTTTACGCCCTCCCAATAAAGATAGTTGTACGTTTGCCCGTCGGCGTCTGTCAATGTGCCGTCAGGACTGGCAGAAACCTTCCAGCCGTCATTGTAGGCAGGATATGTGCAGGTCAGTTCTCCGGCATAGTTCAATTTCACAGTGACCTCAGTTTCCTTCTCCGGGTAAAGATAAATGACAGGCTTCGCGTCGTATTGCTCAGCATCGGAGTTCTCGGCAGCTTCCATGGTGGGCAACACCCAGACCGTATAACGCCCCCGATAAACCTCAGATGAGGCTACTTCATTTCGACTCCCATCAGTAAACAGGTAGCTGCTCCCAGCCTGTTCGACAAATTCCATCCCTGTTTTTTCCTGATAATACTCAAGCAGCTCCGGGCATTCGCCACGCTTGGAGATATAGACGCCCTTTGCTTCATCCACCGCCACATAGGGGTTCTTTTCAGAAATCCGGGCAGCCGCTGCAAGATAAGGAATGGGATTGCCGCGCTGAAAAATTACAGCCCGGTTCAAATAAACAACAGATGCCGCAAGCACTACAAAAGCTACGAGGAGCGCAATCCATAACTTCTTTTTCTTCATACTGTTCACCTCCAAAATCAGGTCGGTTTCTTTTGCTTTGTCGGCGGGCAGAAGGATTGTTCAAATCACTTATAACTATCCAATATGATTATACCATGCAAAGTGCGAGCTTTTCAATTCCCATCTCCGCTCAAATATGCAACATTTCTATGAACGCCGCGACGCTTCACCGCATTATATGCCCTCCCACAGCCATGTTCAAACAGGAAGATTTGCAGAACGGAAAACGGACTGGCAAGCAGGGCAAAGCGGTACCCACTTTGCTGCTTGCCGCCGTGCAAATCCTGTTGGCTTCACACTCGGCAAGCAAGGTGGCTTGGAGCCACTTTGCGCTTGTTGGGGAAATTTGTCCCCAAGCCCCTTTGAACGATTTTTGCAAAATCGGCTGCGCTCCTGCGGAGCTTTCTTCGCCTGCGACGCATCAGGAAATTGCGGCGTTATGTGAATGTGTCATTGACATATTCTCTGTTTCCGGGTATACTTGAAACAGAAAAGGAGGTGACGCAGCCTTGAAAATCATCGGTGAACGGCTCAGGGGCTTGCGCGAAAGCGTCAGGCTCTCGCAGGCGAAGCTGGCAAAGGAATTTGACGTTTCCCAATCCGCCCTTGCCCGGTATGAGATCGACGATTCCACGCCCTCCCCGGAGGTTTTTCTGAAATACGCAGACTACTTTGACGTGTCGCTGGACTACATTTTCGGCAGGACGGACGACCCACACGGCATGATCTATAACAACTGTGTGAAGCTCGGCCTGAACAATCCCGAAATGGCGCGGTTCGTGGAAATGTGCTTCGACCCCGGCTCGGCTATGAACGAAAGACTGAAGGCAACGCTTGTGCAGATGCTCTCGGAGGTGGATACGAAATGAAAGCCGTGATTTACGCCCGCTATTCCTCGGACAGCCAGCGAGAAGAAAGTATTGAAGGTCAGCTCCGCGAGTGTACGGAGTATGCCGAACGAAACGGCATCACCATTCTCCGCAGCTATATCGACAGAGCGTTGTCCGCCAGAACCGCAGACAGACCAGAATTTCAAAATATGATAAAGGACAGCGAGCAAAAGCTGTTCGATGTGGTGCTGATATGGAAGCTCGACCGTTTCTCCCGCGACCGCTATGACAGCGCCCACTACAAGCGGATTCTGAAAAAGAACGGCGTGAAGGTCGTATCCGTCAAGGAGAATATCTCCGACGGGCCGGAGGGTATCATCCTTGAATCCATGCTGGAGGGCTACGCCGAATATTACTCCGCTGAGCTGTCCGAAAAAATCCACAGAGGGCAAAAGGAGAACGCCCTGAAAGGCAGAAACAATGGTGGCGGCATTCCGCTTGGCTATCTGCTGGATAAGAAAGAGCAGAAGCTCGTTCTCGACCCTGTTACAGCTCCGCTGGTGCGGGAGATTTTTCAAAGATATGCTGACGGCGAAATTGTCCGCACCATCGTGGAGGACTTCAACAGGAGGGGGCTGAAAACGAAAAGCGGCAAGCCATTCTCTCCGAATAGCTTCAACCGCATTTTGAAAAATCGCAAGTATATCGGAGAGTATCGTTATCAGGATGTAATTATCCCCAGCGGCGTTCCTGCGATATTGTCGGACGATGTGTTCTATCAGGTACAGGCACGGTTGGAGAAAAACAAGCGTGCGCCGGCAACGGCAAAAGCGGACGTTGACTACCTGTTGACAACTAAATTGTTTTGCGGACTCTGTGAGCGCATGATGATAGGCGAGAGCGGGACGAGCCATACGGGAGACAAGCATTATTACTACAAGTGCGCCGGGGCAAAGCGAAAGCTGGGCTGCAAGAAGAAATCCGTCAAGAAGGATTTCATTGAGCGGGCGGCAGTCATTCTGACCGTCAACAGAGTTTTGCGAGACGAGGAAATCAGCCGCATTGCCGACAGCATCCTTGCCTTGCAAAACAGCGAGGACACCACCATCCCGGCACTGAAAAAACAGCTTGCCGACACGGAGCGCGGAATAGAGAATATGCTGAACGCAATCCAGAAGGGAGTGCTGACCAGTTCCACAAAAGAACGTTTGGAGGCTCTGGAAAAACAAAGGGACAACCTGAAGATAGCCGTCCTGCAAGCGGAGCTTCAAAAGCCCAAGTACACCAAAGAGCAGATTGTGAGCTGGATCGGGCAGTTCAAATACGGCGACGTAAACAGCCGTGAGTACCAAAAACGTATCATAGATACCTTCGTCAACTCCCTGTACCTGTTTGACGACAGGCTCGTCATCACCTACAACTTCAAAGGCGGCACGGAAATAATCACACTCAAGGATGTCGAGGCCGTCTATGGTTCGGATTTGAAAGCGATGTCTCCACCAAAACGAAAGACCAGAAGCCACGTCGGTTTCTGGTCTTTTCTTTTATCCATGCGGGTTTTCGGGCTTTACGATTTTGCAAAATGCCACAGGATTTTACAGTTCGTGTGCATTATTTGCAGAAAAAATGCACACGGAAATGCACACGAAAACCGGACTACTTGTCCGGGTGAAGGATAGCCTCCAGCCCTTCCTCAATGACATCGTCATATAAACGTTCGTCCTCGCGGAAAATGTGCTGGTATGTGGTCTTGAGCATGTTGGGCGTGGCATGCCCCATGCGCTTGGCGCTGTACTTGTCCGGTATCTTCGCCTCCAGCATAACAGAGGCGTTCACATGGTGCAGGTCATGGAACCGATAATGCGGAATGCCCGCCTTTTCACAGATACGGGAAAAGCCACAATAAATCGCATGGCCGGTCAGTTCAGTGAGATGGTCTGACGTGTGCGGCGCGGTGTCCATGCTGTCGGGGCTGCCGCTGTCGGCGGCCACCCGGGAGGTCATCACCGCCTGGAACAACACCGTGGGCAGCGTGTGGCCGGGAATGAAGCGCAAGACCTATGAAAGCAAGAAACTGCGGGAGGCGTACAACAGCTACGCCAAGCCCGCTGGCATCAGCTATGACACGCTGAGCACCGCCATGGAGTATGTGGCCACCCTGGAGAGCGACAAGGATGCGGAGGGCAAAACCGTGTCCGGGTCCCTGAAGGCCAAGTACGTAGCCTATATCCAGTCTATGGGCCTGACGCCCAGCCAGCAGAAGGCCATGTGGCTGGCGCTGAAAAATTCCACCTGGAGCGACAAGGGCACGCCGTGGGAGTGAGAATCCCAAACGCTTGGGGGAGCTGAAAAAAATGCCGGGCCGGGGAGAAATCCCGGCCCGGCATCCGTTACAATAGAAGAAAACGGCAACAGCGGGTGCAACTTTTCCGCCGCGTGCGGGCGTATCCGAAGGGAGATGATGCAAATGCCTGAAATCAAGATCAAAATTCGGGACAAGCGGGCCGGAGGCACGGGGACTGTGATCTGCGGCAACAGCGACTACACGGTGGCGTGGGACCTGGATCAGGAGTGGACCCCCTACGACACCAAAACCATGCGGGTGAACCTGGCGGACGGCACCTATCAGGACGTGGTATTCGCCGGCGACACGGCGGCTCTGCCGACGCTCAGCACGCCGGGGTGGGCATCCGTGGGCTTGTACGCCGGAGACCTGCACACCAGCCGGGCGGCGGACCTGCGGGTGCTACCGTCCGTCACCACGCCCAGCGGCGCTCCCGCCAACCCCACGCCAGACGTGTACGATCAGCTGATGGAGCTTATCAAGGGCCTGGGCGGCGCACAGGGAGAAAAGGGCGCGACCGGCCCGGCTGGCCCGCAAGGCCCGCAAGGCCCGCAAGGCCCCGCCGGTGCAACCGGCCCGCAGGGACCTGCGGGTCATAGCCCGGTGGTGACAGCCACGAAAAGCGGAAAAGTGACCACCATCGAGGTGGATGGGACGGCGATTGCTGCCGTAAACGATGGCACGGATGCAGAGGATACAAGGGTCATCGCCGTGGCCATTCCCGCAGTGGTCAGGGTTCTGACCGGCAGCGAATTCAATATCTACTATGCTAATGTGATATCCCAGCAGAACGCCATGTTCTGGTGCAGCGCAGCAAACGGGCTGACTACAAAGCGGTATGGCGATCATCTGTCTATAACGGCCAACGCACCCGGGACGTATCCACTGCAGTGGAGGGTGTACGACTCCGGCTACAGCCTGTTGGCGAGCGGCACATGCACGATCATCGCCGCAGCCAACAAGGCCGTTACCGCTTCAGCGCTGGTCATCGGCGACAGCACCGTGACCCAGGGCAACTACATCTGTCAAAAGCTCCTGAGCTGTTTCTCAGCCGCCGGAGGAGCACTGACGCTGCTCGGGACCCGGGGCACGGCTCCGGCCAGACATGAGGGACGGGCCGGCTGGAAAGCCTCCGACTACTGCACAAAGGCGGCTGACGGCACATATACAAACCCGTTCTATAACAACGGGTTCGACTTCAGCCACTATATGACCGCGCAGGCCTATACCGGCGTGGGCGTGGTGGTTCTCCAACTGGGCATCAACGACATCTTCTATGCCGGACTGGATTCCTTCTCGGCGGCTGCGACAATCGGGTATCTGGATACCATGGTGAACTCCATCCTGAACTATGACAGCAGCATCAAGGTCATCGTTGATCTGCTCACGCCGCCCAACGGGAACCCCTCCGTTTTTACGGAGAAATACGGCACCAGTCAGATTGAGTTCATTTACCGCATGAACACGATCCGCATGTCCAAGGCGCTGATGGAGCACTTTTCCGGCAACATCTCCGTGGCTATCTCGCCCAACAACTGTGTGCTGGATCCGGCTCAGGATATCAACGACGGCGTGCACCCCACGGAGGGCGGCTACGCGAAGCTGGGCCAGATGATCTATGAGACAATGCTGGGTGTGCATAGCGATGACAGCGGCGGCGGTCAGGTGGCTCCCTTGTGGGATATGACCGGTCGGACAGGCGTCCAGTGGCCGGAGTATTCCGATGGAACCGTGGGAAGGTCCTTCAGCACGGATAAGTATTATTATCCGCTATCTTTCTCTGGGACTACTCAGAGTCCGGCCGCTGCGACGATGACGGACTTTGCTGTCGGAACGGATACCCTGGAATTTACGATCCATGCGGGCAGCGCGTCGGCGTCTCAGCTCTCCGGCTATGGCATTGTTGTCCCGCTGGCGCTGGAAGCCGGAAAAAGCTATACCTTCGCGGCAAAATGCGCCAGCGCAAATAGTGGTGTGAACCTGATGACCTATAACGTAAGCGGCGGCGTATGGACCTACGCGTCCAATGCCAGAGTCTGCTACAGCACCACGGAGCTTTGCTCCGCTTCCATAACCCCGGAGGCCGGGAAGGGGTACGCTATCTGTTTCTCCCAGAAAAGCGGCGGCGTTGGTACAAAAAATGTGTTCAGCCAGATTTCGCTGAAGGAGTCGTGAGCGGCAACCACGTTCCGGCTGCCAAGGCGCTCTGATAATCAGTAATCACGCCGCCCAAGGCGGCAGGAACGGAGATTTTACATGAAAAAAACACGATCAAGGCCGCGCTGGCGGCCGCCCTGGGGGCGCTGTGTGCCTAATGCGCCGTCGGTGTACTGCGAGTGCGAGTTCCACGACTCCATCCAGGGCGCCCGCTGAATCGTGGAGCACACCACGGACATCGGTGAGGCCATCGCCAAGGGCCTGTGCAAGTATCTGGGCGCGGCCTATGTCCCGGCGGCCAGGCAGGAGGCCCCCAAGCCCGCCGAGCCTGCCCAGGGCGATACCCTGTACCGGGTCCAGGTGGGGGCCTTCGCCGTCCGCGCCAACGCCGAGAAGATGCTGAACCGCCTGAAAAAGGCCGGATTTAGTGGGTTCATCGTACAGGGGAAGAAGTAA